CTGCAAAGACTGCTAAAAAATGACAACTACCGGCTCCACCCTCTTCAATATGGACTTCACGGAGATTGCCGAGGAAGCATGGGAGCGGGCGGGTCGGGAGATGCGTTCAGGTTATGACTTGCGTACAGCACGCAGATCAATGAACCTAATGACCATAGAGTGGCAGAACCGTGGCATCAACATGTGGACAATGGAGCAGGGGTTCATTAACCTAACTCCGGGTCTGGCTACCTATGCCTTACCTACAGACACAATTGATCTGTTGGAGCAGGTTATCCGTACAGGCCAAAACTCATCCTCCACGCAGGCTGACCTAACAATCACACGTATTAGTGTTTCTACTTATGCGACCATTCCGAACAAACTACAACAAGCCCGTCCAATCCAAGTCTGGGTTCAAAGACTTTCTGGACAAGTTAACCCAACCGATGCGGTCTTGGTTGGAGCCATCACCGCCACGGACACCACGCTCACGCTTAACACGGTGGTTGGGTTAGCAGGATCTGGCTTCCTACGTTTAAACAACGAAGACATCTACTATGGCTACATATCAGGGAATACCCTTGGTGGTGTATTCCGTGGTCAGAACAATACAACGGCAGCATCTCAAGCAGATGGCACGGCAGTCTTTGTTCCTCAGCTTCCTGCTGTGACTGTCTGGCCTACGCCTGATAACAGCACGTCCTACCAGTTTGTTTACTGGAGACTGCGCCGGGTTCAGGATGCTGGCGCTGGTGCAGAAACAGCCGACATGAATTTCCGCTTCCTGCCATGTGTAGTGGCTGGTCTGGCGTATCACATTGCCATGAAAGTGCCTGAGTTGATGCCCCGCCTTGAGATGCTTAAGGCTGCATACAACGAGCAGTTTGATCTGGCAGCCGGTGAAGACAGAGAGAAGGCGGCCATCCGCTTTGTGCCCCGTCAGATGTTCATTGGTGGGAGTATGTAATGGGTAACCGATTTGCATCCGGCAAGATAGCGATTGCTGAATGTGATCGGTGCGGCCAGCAGTATCAGTTAAAAAAGCTTAAGACTGAAGTCATTAAGCAGCGTCAGTATCAGTTGTTGGTGTGCCCAGAATGCTGGGATCCAGATCAACCGCAGTTAATGCTAGGAACATTTCCAGTGGATGATCCGCAAGCTCTACGCAATCCGCGTAGGGATACAACGTATGTCACCTCAGGTGTAAACGTTAGCGGTAACCTGTCTGGTGGTTCAAGAGACATTCAGTGGGGCTGGCAGCCAGTTGGTGGAGCCAGTTTAAATGATGTAGGATTGACACCAAACTACTTGGTGGCAACGACATTTGTTGGTACAGTAACAATATCTTAAGGAGTTTAAACATGGCTTACACACGATCAGCAGACGGCATTGCCAAAAAAGGCAAGACTGAAGGCAAGAACTTGGGCAATAGCGGCCCAAACCAAAAGGAAATGATGGGCGGTAAAGGTAAAGGTAAGGGTAAAACCAATGCCGATATGCTGTCTATGGGTCGTAACTTGGCAAAGATTGCCGCACAGAAACGAGGCTAATCATGGCTACATTTAGCAAAAAGATGATGGGTAAAGAAGTTGGTGATGCCAAGGTCTACGCTACACCACACACAATGACTGGTAAAGTTGTTAAAGCTTCTGACAACCCCGGCAGTGGTGATGACCACAGCGATGCAGGAACAGTCAATATGGCTGTAGGTAACGTGTACCGTCGTCCTGCACCAGCAGCTAAAACAACTGGTATCAAGATGCGTGGCGCAGGTGCAGCGACCAAAGGCTTTATGTCCCGTGGCCCAATGGCTTAAGGTTTAAACGATGGCACTGACATACGCCCAACTTGTGGCTGCGGTAGTTGACTACACGCAGAACACGTTTGACACGACCTCGATCAATACAATGATCAAGCAGGCGGAGCAACGCATCTATAACACGGTGCAGATTGCCAACTTGCGTAAGAATGTCACGGGTGTATTGTCTACCGGCAATAAGTACTTGGCCTGTCCAGAAGACTTCCTGTCGGTATACAGCCTTGCTGTATATCCGTACAACTCCACAACTGCCACCGGCACGGCTGGTGCTAAAACTATCGTGGTAGCCAGTACAACTGGCATAGCGGTCGGCCAGCAGGTCACAGGCACAAACATCGGCACTAACGCCATCGTTCGCAGCATCAGCGGAACAACAATCACTTTGACTGTGGCCAATAGCGGTACAGTCAATACTACGGTCACCTTCCAAGGCGACTACTTGTACCTCCTGAACAAGGATGTGAACTTTGTGCGCGAGGCATATCCTTTGAGTGCACAGCAGTCTGAGCCTAAGCACTACGCCATCTTTGGCCCGCAGTCAGCTAACGTCAATGAACTGTCGTTCATCCTTGGCCCTACGCCTAATGCCAACTACTACGCTGAACTGCATTATTACTACTACCCAGAATCTATCGTTACCGCTACAAATACATGGCTGGGCGATAACTTTGACTCTGCGTTGCTGTATGGCACTCTGGCAGAGGCAGGAACATACATGAAGAGCGCACCGGAAGACGGTATGTACAAGGTGTACCAAGAACGGTACGTTCAAGCTATTGCGCTTCTCAAGAACTTGGGTGATGGCAAACAACGTGCTGACGCTTATCGTGATGGTCAGATTAGGGTTCCTGTAGCATGAGCATCCTCCAAACCCAAACGACCAGCTTTAAGACAGAGCTATACACGGGCGTTCACAACCTAGCGACCAATACGCTAAAGATCGCCCTGTACACGGCCAGTGCTGATTTAAACGAGGCAACCACTGTTTACACGACCACAGGCGAGGTAAGCGGTGGCGGGTACGTTGCAGGCGGCGTGGCCTTGACTGGCGTAACCATTAGCTCCTCTGGGTATACAGCTTATGTAGACTTTGCCGATGTGGTGTTTAACGCATCGGTTACGGCACGTTGTGCTTTGATTTACAACGTTACTCAAGGTAATAAAGCCATTGCTGTGTTGGACTTTGGGTCTGACAAAACCTCTACCAATTTCACCATCACAATGCCTGCTAACACAGCCACAGCAGCATTGATCCGTTCTTCTAATTAAGGAGTCTCACATGAGCTTGGACAAAATGACCGCTACAGACCAAGTAGCCGCAATTACTAAATACAACACAATGCCTTCTGATGAGATGGCTATCAATGGTACATACCATGCTGTTTGCTATGACGCTAATGGTCAAGTTAAATGGGAAGCTCCTATTGAGAACTTGGTTGTGACTGTTGGTAAGAACTTGACCTTGGATACTATCCTTGGTAACTCAGCCGCTGGTGCAGTTGTAATGGGTTTAAAAGGTACAGGTACAGCTATAGCGGCTGATACGCAAGCCTCTCACGCAAGCTGGTTAGAAGTGGGTGGCACTAATGCTCCCGCTTATGCTGGCAACCGTCCTACGCCATCATTTGCTTCTGCCGCCGCTGCAAGCAAGGCTACATCTTCTGCCGTGTCATTCTCTATGACCAGCACAGGTACAGTAGCGGGTTGCTTCATTAACATCGGTGGTAGCGCTACTAAAGATTCAACCACTGGCACATTGTTCTCTGCCGGTGATTTCTCTAGTTCTAAGGCTGTTGTTAACGGTGACACAATTGCAGTAACATACACATTAACATTGACTTGATATGGCGTTAGCTTGGGGTGACGGCGCATGGGGTGATAACGCATGGGGCGGTGGAGAGACTTTCCCCGTCAGCGTTACAGAAACCGCCCTACTCGCTGATTCACCTGCGGCTGGATTGTTGATTGATGTAAGTATTACGGAGTCGTTGACTGGTGGTACGGCTTGGGGTGAAGGTGCTTGGGGTTCTGGGTCTTGGAGTGGCACATCTGGCATTCAGGATGTTCAAACTGTAGCTTTGACAATGAATGTGGCGGTGGATGAGTCTGCCGCTATTGCTGAAGATCAGTCTGCTACTGCGGTGTTTGCTGGGGCTATAACTGAGACAGCGGCTATTGCTGATACGAATGAGGCAATAACCAGCTACAACGTCAGCGTGTCGGATACTCAGACCATTACGGATGATGAGGCCGCGCAGACAAGTTATAACGAGAGCGTAGCGGATTCTTTAGAGATTGTGGATGTAGAGACAGCGGTTGCTACATTCTTGGGTGATATATCGGAGTCGATTGCAATAGCAGAAGCACAGGTGGCTGTGCTGATTATGACCATCGTAGAGTCAATGGCTATTGAAGAAGGAACGACTGTAGGTACATATTACCAAGAGTTTTTAACTGAGTCTGCGACTATTGCTGAAGAAAATGGCGGGGCTGCAAACTACAATTTAAGCGCATCAGATACGATGGCAATAACAGAAACAAACGGTGGACGATTCTTGTGGGAAATTATTGATGACACGCAAGGCGTAAACTGGCAAAATATCAGCAATCCGCAAACACCGGGCTGGGGTGCTGTTGATACAACGGAATCGCCCGGTTGGACACAAATTTCTACACAGTAGGAGCATTAAATGGCAAATACGGCACTAATCGGCCTCACGCTACCAGCCACGGGCACATTGTCCGGGCAGTGGGGCGACACAGTTAACAACGCCATCTCGCAGATTGTGGACGTTGCGGTGGCTGGTACTCAGACAGTTACCACTGATGCTGACGTTGATCTGACCCTGACTACAGGTACATACGCCAGCACCGGACTGACATCAACAAGCTCTCAGTACGCAGTTCTTCTGTGTACGGGCGCACGTACAGCGGCTCGTAACATTAACACTCCCAAGCAGTCTAAGACCTACGTTGTCATTAACGATACAACAGGTGGCTATGCAATCACAGTGCGTGGTGGCCCAACATCTCCTACGACTGGTGTAACTGTAGCGGCTGGCACACGGGCAATCATTGCTTGGAACGGCTCCGACTTTGTTAATGTGGGTGGTGGCTCTGCTGCTGGCTCTACAACGCAGGTTCAGTTTAACAACGCAGGTGCTTTTGGCGCTTCTGCCAACCTGACCTTTGACGGCACAACGCTGACAGCTAATGACTTCATTGACTCTTCACTGACAGCCAGCAAGCCTGTATTTACGAACGGCAGTAAGAACTTGGTGTCTACAGGTACTCTGGGTGTTGACCAAGGCGGTACAGGTCTAACCACTTTGACTGCTAACAATGTAATTCTGGGTAACGGAACTTCAACCCCTAGCTTTGTAGCCCCTAGTACAAACGGCAATGTGCTGACCTCTAATGGTACAACTTGGGTATCTTCAACTCCAGCGGCTAGTGGCTTGTCACAAGCTAAAGCCACCATGATTAACTTCATCTTTAGTATTTAAGGAACCAACATGGCAAATCCTAATCTCTTAGCCGCGACCACAGCTTCGGGCACAACAACATACCTAACACCCAGCGCAACAACCGCAGTGGTTTTGGTTCCTAACGCTGCGTCTAGCGGTCAGGTCTTCAAGATCAACCAGATCGTGGCAGCTAATGTAAACGGCACTTCAGCAGTCGATGTCACAGTGGCTATCTACACTAACGGCGCAGTAGCTCAAGGTTCTGCACCTAGCGGCGGCACGGCCTACCCGATTGCATCTACAGTGTCTGTCCCTGCTGATGCTTCTCTGATTGTTGTTGATAAAACCTCTGCCATTTATCTGATGGAAGGCTCATCAATTACGGTGACATCAGGTACGGCAAGCGGCATCACTTACACAATCAGCTACGAAGTTATCAGTTAAACGGAGGCAATCATGTCTCTTAAATGGACTGGTGGAGTTCTTTCGCCGACCTATAACGGCCTTAACTACCCTGTCACAACGGTGGAATACCTTGTCGTGG